CAATTTACCGCAGCGTCACTATTAGAACTTTCAATGATTGTAGTACGCGCCAGAGTAGTCCCTGACGCAGTGTATGTGCCTAAGCCAATCTCATAATCTGTGCCATCCGTGCAACAGTAATAGGTTACTGCCGCATCACCAACAGCCGCAAAGGACTGGAACCCATCTTTTGCACCTGCAAGAGTATAGGTTCCAGTTCCAGTTGTACTTGTAGTCTCTTGGACGCGATCAGCTACTTTTCTATATGAAGTTGCACCGCCGCCAGGTTGATAGGTAATTTGCGGAGTAAAGGACTGAAGAAGTCCTCCCCGTGGCTTTACACCAATATTCCACAACATAGACTTCTCCTATCAACAGCGGTCAGCGACAACAAGCGCCATGATCTAGCCTTCCTAAGTTATTGAATTTTAAGAAGGATCTGGAATGCCGATCTTGAAAGATGCCAATGTAAATGAGTTTCCGTTAGTCACAGATTGAGACGCCGATAAACTACCAGTTGCAAGCAGCCTAGAGTTTGATGTGTCCAGAATTGCATAATGCGTTGCTGTGCCAGTACCCGACACGCTGCCGTCTGAAATTGCCGCCACGGTTACCTCACGACCACCACCAGACCGATCAGCGGGTGCGCCGATTGATAGTGAGGTGCTGGACCCAAGCGCATATGTAGAATTGCCGCCCGTGTACGTGGTTGCCTCTTGAGACGTAATTGTTATTTTATTTGCTTCCGTGTCCAAAACGGTCAGACCGTTGTCAAAAACGCGATCACCTAAACTTGCCATGCTCAATAGCTCCTTATTTTCAACCGCAAGCTGGCACTGCCAAACTTGGCGTTTTCATTGTCTTGATTGATTGCTTCTACTGCTTTGTCATACAGCGATGACCAAACAGGCAGTCGCTGATCTTCCCCTAGAAATGGTGCGGCATGAAGCAAAGTGCCGTACAAGTATGTGTCAGGGAAATACTGTAAAACCCAATTACTGGTATTACTGGATGACAATGCGTCAATCTTTGACACATAGATCATCTCAAGTGTATACGTTGCATCCGGGCTGGGCCAAACCTCGATTGTGCCATCAATAATAGAAAACAACCGGGGTCTATTCGTAGCGTTGGAAACTCGCTGACGCTCTTTGGCGATCATCTGAGTGTCAGCCGCTTCCAAAACATACGTGTCACCGCTCGTAATGCTCATGCGGACTGGCTCGTAAAAGTCAGTCGGTAATGAGGTGTACTGCGTGTCCAGATCTGCCGTCGAGCGCTTCTCCATGCGCCAATGCCGGATGCGCCGAGACATATCGGCCTCGCACAAATCAATGAACGTATCGATGCTTTGCTCAATGACCTGGCTGTTCGAAAAAGCTAAAACCGCATCTTTAAGCTCTTGATAGGTGCTAGGCATCTATGCCTCACATATTGTTGGCAGCATTGTTGACGGCAGCCTTAGCGTCCATCGCAGCCGCTGCGAGATCAGAAGGCGTTGAAAGACTAAAACCTGCAGATTTCACATCATCCAAGCTTAGCGTTTGTTGAGATTTCACGCTCGCCATAACTTGCTGAGACACCGTGTTTTGGAATACTTGATACCGCGCATCATCCATCAAGAACGGCGTTGCGTGCAGCAAACTTGTATAAAGATACACATGCGGTGCATCGTCTAGCAGCCAGTTGGACGTGTTGGATGTGGTCAACGCCGGGATGCGCTGGTAATAGTCAATGTCCAAGGTGCCGCTGGATGGGGTAGGGGTCACGACAATCTGGCGCCCAATAATGGCAAAGAACCTGGGATTAGCCGCATCGCGTGTTCTAGTCCGGCGCAGCATGGTGAGCTGCTGCGGAGAGACTTGCTCCAGCGGCTCGTCTTCTGTAGACCCAACTTGCGCATACACAACCTCAAGCGCATCTGTTGGCAGCGTTGCCCTGCCAGCTGTAATCGTAATGCCAGTTGATTGGGTAACCATATCAGCTTGACGCAGAACATCGTTCAACGTCGATTCAGCCAGCCGAATAAAATCGGGTATTTTCTGATCCAAGTCTGCCCGGTTTAGCCAGTCGCCAATCGCCGTCTGCAGCTCAGCATAAGTTGTAATCGCCATTTGTGC